ACGAGAGTGACGCACAATATTTCAGACAGAGGCTTTACCAGTCACGCTGAATGCGAATTGAAAGTGGAAGATGAAGAAGTGGATGTGAAAAAGGTGAAAAAATAAAGCGGTCGAATGACCGCTTTATATCAACAAGGAATTTCCCCTGTTTCTATCATTTTTCTGAACTGGATTTCATTTAACAATATCGCTCCAACATTCATTGCGGCATCAATTTTTGACGGTCCCGCGTTATATCCTGTTACTAAAAAATTCAAATTGTGCGTCACTGTTTTTCGCACTTTAAAATCATGAACCTTTGCAAGAATTTCCAAATTTTCCTTATCGGCTTTTGAAAAGCCTGTAAAACAAATTTCAAGCGGGCTTGATTTTGATTTTTTAATCTGCAGTTTTGGTCGGTATTTTACCGTGTAAATTCCTTGTCTTTCTAACCATTCTTCAACAGGATAATATTCACCTTCTTGTTCGATTAATCCATCAATGCGATCAATACGGAATGTTCTTGTGTCATTTGCAGTGTGGCAATACCCCTCAATATAAACATCATCAACATGAACCACACGCACTTTGCGATGTTTTGTTATGCCATCTGCATTAGTGTATGTGAATTCAATGACATCTTTATTTTCAAGTGGCATTGAAACTGCTGAATATTCTTTTTTTATAGACTGCTTTTGTTTTTTCTTTTTCGACATAATGTAAAAAAAGACTATAGGCGCAACAATCCAAAAGAAAAATCCCCCTGCAGTATTACCGAAATATTCAGAAATCATTCCGGCAATGACTAAGAGCAGAAGCGCCAATAATAAACAAATAAGCATTAAAGGGTCCTACCACTTCCGCCACTTCATCGGCATGCTGAAAACCACACGACCGTGGATAAATACATCGTCATCTTGCGTGAACGTCCATTCTTTGTTTGTTGGGTTGTCGGAAATGACGAGCATTTCTTTTCCCACTTTTTGCAAACGCTTGATGAATGTTTGGCCGTCAAAGGTGAAAACATAAAGACCATCGGCGGCAAAGTAATTTTCGGAAATATCCACATAAAGCAAATCACCGCTTTCAAGGGTTGGCGCCATACTGTCGCCTTTCACTGTGATCAACTTCAAATGTTTTGCATCAGCACGTCCAAATTGTTGACGGAAGAACGTTAAATCAAATTCTTGTGAAAGCAAGCCTTGTTCGGTTGGGCTTAAATAAGCCCCATTTCCGGCACTCGCTTCCACGTCCAAAATATCAATCCGCACTGTGTTTGGGTTTTGCGGTTCGCTCACTTCTACAATGCGATAAGACGGATCAGGGTCGCCTTCACCTGTTTTTAACCAATGCGGGTCCACATTAAGTGCGGTCGCAATTTCTAAGATTTTTTTAGGGTTTCTAGTTTCGCCACTCAAAATCTTAAAAACAGAAGGCTGCTTAATGCCGATTAATCTTGCCAATTCCGCTTGGGATATGCCTTTTTCATACATTAATGAAGTTAAGCGTTCAGATAAAGTTGCCATAATTTCTCCTATATTTTGATTTTATAACTAAAGCTATAGAAAATAAATTTTCATTTAGCTATTGACTATAGATAGTTAAACCTATAATCTATAGCTAAAACTTAGTTAAAGGAAATTATTTATGAATGTTTTTATAGTTAAAGCAATAGAAAAAGCTGGCGGGCAATCAGCATTAGCTAAAAAATGCGGCGTTAGTCAGCCAACCGTAAATCAGTGGCTAAAGGGTGGAAAAATGGATGTGAAATATATTCCCGCCATTATCAAAGCAACAGAAGGCAAAGTAAGAGCCGAAGATTTACGCCCAGACGTGGATTGGGCTGTGATTCGGAATAGTTAAATAGAAAAGGGGGTGTGTATGTGTGAAACAGCAATTCAAGCGAGCGGGAAATTTCTTCTACGCAAAACAAAAGACGGCAAATACCGTCTTTCATTCACGTTATTTTATGACGATTCTACTTCTGCAGAACATCTTCAAGCGCGTCAAATATTGCTTCAATCTTTTCTGCTTGATCTTCATCAAGATAAAAATTGTTTAGATGCTGGTCGCGTATATATTCGTAATAGCCATGAAGTGCTTGCTGCTGCTTGTCAGTTTTATGATGCAAGAATAGAGCGAGAATTTGCTCAAGCGCGTGAATGCGTAGGCGATTTTGTGAATTTTCTACGGTCAATTCGATGAATTGTTCTTCATTCATAGTGTCGGTTCCTTTGTTAATCGTGAATAAATCAAATTGAGTATAACAAATTAGGTGGTAAATAGTGAACGTAGATCATAAATGCGCAAATTGCGGAAGTAACAACATCCGTGTGCGAACTTCCGAAAAGATCGGTTTATTGTCAATCGATGTGTTGGCTTACTGCAACAACTGCGGCACAGAATTAAGAGTGCAAAGCCAAATTACAAGAGTAAGAACGCCAATCTATAACGACCGCCCAGAAGCATTAAGTGCGAATAAGCCGTTAAATCAGATTGACGAGCGTCAGCAAGAAATCGACATCTAGTCTTTAATTTCAATCAAGATTTTTAAACACAGTCGTTTGAAGAAATTCATGCGACAGGATTTTTGCAACCAAAATTTAGGGAGAACAAGAAAATGTCACGTAAAAACTATGTGTACGACAACGGGAAAACACACAAAGAACGTGTGAATGTGTATCAGTTAGAAAAACGTGTGAAAGCGTTAGAAGTGCAAAACCAAGCAATTAAACGTCATCTTCAACATCAAATCGGCTTAAACCAACAACAAGTGCTATTGAATGAAACACTTTCCGACCGTGTGGCACTGCTTGAAAAAGCCAGTTGGAACAAGCAAGGGATGTTTGGTCGTTGGTTAAGTTGGGTTCAAGGCAAATAAGCAAGGGGGCGTGTGATGTACGTTTCAGGCAAAGAAAGTGCGGCGGCAAAATTCTGCAAAGAAAATCAAATTGCGGTTGAGCCTGTGCAAAGTTGGGGCGATTGCCGCCATGTGATCGGTAAAAGTCGCTATCGCGTGGAATACGCTTTCAGCAACCTTTCACAAGGCGAAAGAGAAATCCTGTTGGCAATGGCAGAACTCGACATCAATGATTTAGTTAGCACCACATTTTCAGGCGAGAAACTACACCACTACACCGAAAACGGACAACGCAAAATCGCCAAGGCGTTTCGCAAAGTGCGGTTGATTTCGGGGATGTTTCCGAAAGGCATTACCGAACGCGAATTCACATTGATTGATAAAGCATTGAATTAGGGGGAAGTATGGCAACCGTGATTTTAAGCCGTGGCGCATTGAGCATTGTGGCAAAGGAATATTATCAAAAACTAGATAAGGCACAGGAAAAATTATTCGCTTACATCTATCACTTAGACAAAGGCGATGAAGAACAAGCAAGACAAGCATTTAATGAATTTATTGAAAACGGTGATTTAGCGACAAAAGCACGCCAAATCTTTTTACAAAAATACAGAGATTGGGAGCAATGGCAAGCCAATCCACGGAGAAAAACAGCATGAGAACAAAATTCATCGCCTTTAGAACGGCAAGCGAAACTGCAGCAGAAGCAGAACGAGCAGAACAATTTTAAAAAGCCGCACAGTCTTGGCGAAAAGCCTATCAGTTAGCACCAAGTACACCGGATGAAGATTGGTGCTTTGCACGTGCAGATCGTTGTTTTAAAGCCGCCATTGATACAGGCGCAATTAAAGTAAGAAAAAGCAGACAGTTAGATTTCAAGGATTTTTTGGAGAAAGGCAATGAGTGATTTTTTCATTGGATTAGCGGTGGTGATGTTGGGATGTTTTATGGCCGCCGCCTTATTAGATGCCGCCTTGTGTTGGTTGGCAAGTTGGATAAGCAAGCACTTTTAAGGAGAAAACAAAATGAGTACCGATATTAACATCAATTTAGATTGCGGAGCCGAATTACAAATCACCAAGATTGGCGACCGTTTTCAAGTGTTAGAGATTGTCGCAGATAGTGACGGTTGGCGAAAACAAAAAGCAAGAGTGATTGGGCGATTACACAACACCATCATTGGCGCAGTGAATGAAGTCCGCAACTTTGCCTTGGCACAATATGAAGTGCTTTCACTCACTGAAATGGAAAGTGCGATCAACTCAACCAATCAAGCCATTAAAGATTACTTTGATCAGCACAATGAATATTTAGCAAACTTACAAAGAGCATAGAAATAAAATGATGAACTGGGAGCAACAACGAGACAATAACATCGCTAAACGTGATTCAGCGATGGAAGAAGCTCGTTTGGCAAGAATGGAAAGTGCGGCTAAAACTCACCGCACTTTAGACTTGCCGCAAGCAACTGCCGCACAAATTGAGCTGTTTGCGGTTGCTCCTAATCATTTTGATTATGTTGAAAAACTGCTTTCAGATTTACCACGCAAACGCCAACGTGAACACTTCCGTAATGTGTGGTTGCGTGCTTATCGCAGTGTGAAAGATGATGGGTCAATTAGTTTTAGCTTAGGCAATAAACAAGCCCGCATTGCCAACACAACCTTGCGTGATGTTTTGACAAATCGTTTAGAAGCCGTTTTTGAGCAATATCGCATTTCTGTTTCGTGGTTGCTTGAACGCAAACACTATTCAGCCAATTTGGCCATGCAAAAGCCTGTGGATAGTAAAGGCTTGCATTTTTATCTATTAGGCGAACGCCAATTAAAAGAAATCGCCTACAAACTCGCCTTGCACTTCAACGGATTGCAAAGCGATTTCGTGGAAGATTGCGCCAATCAAAAAGCCGTTGGGCTATTAAGTGCGGTCGATTTTTCACGTTTAAGCAGTGAACTGCACCGCCTTTGTGCTGATGTTTGCAAAAACATTGGCTTTCCACTTAAAAGCCAACACCGCCTTGAAGAAGGGAAACGCCTTTCTGTGCAACAACAAGAAGGCGAATTGTTGCGTGTGGTATGCGAAAAATACTGGTTCCGCACATTACGCAGCACGCAAAAACGCCTTATCGAGCATTTGGCGATTGGTTGCGGTGAAGTGTCGGCAAAAGTCAGCCCTTACATTTCAACAGGTGCATTGAGCGATTACCGCAATCAACAAAAAGCCAATCTTGAATATTTAAAACAGATGATTATTGAAAACATTGACGATCCATCCGAACAAGTGGAATTGATGGCAATGTGGCAAAAATCTTCCGGTAATCCCGCCATCCGTTTTAACGAGATGATGAACCGCTTGCGTGGCGTGGACGAATGGGCAACTGAAAAAGGCTATGTGTCATTGTTCTTAACCATGACCGCCCCTTCATCTTTCCATGCAACCCATAACAACGGCACAAATAACAAGAAATGGAAAGGTGCAGACCCACGCACAACCCACGCTTATTTAAGCAAGAATTGGGCGCAGTTGCGTGCCTTGTTTGCTAAACGTGGCATTGGCTTTTTTGGTATGCGTGGCGTTGAACCGCACCATGACGCCACACCACACTGGCACTTGCTTGTGTATGTGAAAGCGGAAGATAAAGAAGAAGTGATCCGTTTATTTAAATCAAAAGCTTTAGAGTTAGATGGCGATGAATTCGGGGCGAAAAAACACCGCTGCAGAGTAGATGAAATTGACCCTGCAAAAGGTTCTGCCGTTTCTTATATCGCGAAATACATTGCCAAAAACATTTATGCGGGCAATCAAAAAGACGAAACATCGGACGAAGTGGAAGGTTTGAAACTTGACGAAAACGTGCAACGTGTGCGTGCGTGGGCGAACCTTTGGGGCATTCGTCAATTCCAGTTTTACGGCAATCCGCCAATTTCTGTGTGGCGTGAATTACGCAAATTAGAGAAGTGGCAGTTAGATGATGTCGATGATAAGACCATTGCAGACGCTCAAGCGGTTTGTGATGTGGCTTGTTTTGCAAGCTATTTAGAGTTGCAAGGGGGCGCAATGGCTAAACGTGAAGATCAGCCTTTGTGCGTGGAATATGAAGAAAGCGAGCCGAACCAATACGGCGAAACAAGAAAAAAAATTGTGGGGGTGAAAAATCGTTTCAGTTTTGCAAGCGTAAGAACCAAACTTAAAAATTGGGTTATCAAAAAAGGCACTGTGGCAGATGTTGCAACTGATGCCAATGCGGAGACCACCGAAACAAGCAAGGAGCGTAGCGACGCTTGGACTTGTGTCAATAACTGTAACCGTTCAAAAATTGAACAACAAGCTAATTTATTGATGTTGCCTATTGGTTCGCCATTAAAACCATCACAAATTGACCTTTTAATGCGCCATGGACGATTACGGCTTAATGACTATCGGTGGATTTGTTGCGAAAACGATGAAGTTTTCATTAAAGAGGAAAAAATTCCGTTGGCTCAAGCCTTTGGTTGGGGCGAGAGCTTGGGGGATTTTAGGGTTAATTAATTAAAAGTGAGGTTAAAAATGAGAAAAATTGTTCAAATTGCTGTGTCTGAAGCTATGACTTATGACAAAAACTGCGATGATTTACAACAATCAGAAACAATTTTTGCGCTGTGCAATGACGGAACATTATGGCGTAGATGGTTAAACGCTGTTGGTTCTCTTAGTAATGAACCTAAATGGGTAAAGATCGAAAATATTCCGCAGGATTAAGGAAAAGACCATGACCAATATTCAGTTAATTGATGGTAAGCGATACGTGGTGCTGGAGTGTGAATTTGCTAGAGAATGGCAAGTTGGGAGAGAAAGTCGAACAACCGTGACTTATAGCGAAGCAGAAGAAATCGCAGACCATTACAGAAAATATTTAAAAATTCCACCGGAGCGAATCCTAATTGTGGAAGTACCTAATGTGATTAAACGTAGAGATTGAAAGGAAATAAAAATGGCAGACTTACAACAGCTTATAAAAAACATCGAACAATGGGCAGAAGATCGCAATTTGATTGAAGGTTCTACACCGCAAAAACAATTCATTAAATTAATGGAAGAATTTGGTGAGCTTTGCAGTGGCGTATCTAAAAATAAAATTGATGTGGTGAAAGATAGCATTGGGGATTGTTTTGTGGTGATGGTGATTTTGGCGAAACAATTCAAGCGCGACGATTTGCTTTCCGATATTAGCTACATCGAAATTCACCCACAATTTCAAGGCGATATTGCTCGGAGTTTGATTGATACAAATGCATCTATGCAAGCATTTTTATTTGCACACGAACGCAAAGAACATGAAAAAGTGATGAATTTCTTTGGCTATACGGTGCTTGGGTTGGTTGAAGTGACTGATTATTATCATCTAGATATTGATGATTGCGTGCAAGCAGCTTGGGATGAAATCAAAGACAGAAAAGGGCGAATGGTTGATGGTGTGTTTGTGAAAGAAGGTGATTTATAATGGAACGCTATTTTTCAATAAAAGAGATCGTGCAAACGGGCATTTGTTCAGAAGCGACCGTGAAACGTTGGATTTCTAGTGGGAAGTTAAAATCTTATAAATTCGGTCGCTCCCGCAAGATTGCGGAAAGCGACTTGAACGAATACATTAAGACTTGTCGGCAATAATTTCTTTGAATAAACCATTCGCACATTTCTCAACATAGTTGGCCCATTCTTGAAACGTCTTTAATCGGTAAGGCAAATATTCCGCCCGATTATAGGCGTTTCGTATTTCATCGGAATTCAAATGGCTTAGGCAAATTTCGATGACTTCTTTATCCAATCCGAGTTCTAGGCGATTATCATTGCAATAGCTGCTGAATATCGACCGAATACCATGATTTGTCATGATGCCTTTGTATTTCCCACCGTCCATTGTTTTAATCACTTCATTCGGCGTTTGGCTGTTGATATGCTTTTCATTTCTTGCCTTTGACAAAGTGGACGGGAACAAATATTCCTTGCTTGTGTGTTGTTTGATGTATGAAAGCAAGGTTTCTGCCTGTTTACTTAATGGCACAAGGTGCAGACGCTCCCCTTTCCCCCCTTTTGAAATTTCCACTTGCCACACTTTTCCATTCGGCAAATGTTCGTGTTCGATGATGTCAGAATATTTTGCACTGACGGTTTCACTCGCCCTTGTGGCGTTGAGCAATCCCCACAAAATCGCAAGGCGAACAGTTTGTGATATATTGGCCCGTGCAAGGCTGATCATAAATTCCGGTAAGGCTTTGTAATGGATTGACGGGTGATGTTTGTTTTTGTTCACTGCAGGGAGATCATCGCCAAGATATTTCCATTTGTTGTTTTCCCAATATTCAAAACGTTCGGCATATTCGGCGATTGACTTCAACACCAAATAACGCTTTTTCAATTCAGCCGTTGCGCCTGATTGGCGATAAGGTTCAAGCACGGATAAGCCGTGTTTTAGTGTTAATTCTTTGAAAGGTACATCACCAATTACGTCAATGGCGGCATTGACACGTCTTTCGGTATCAATCCTTGTCTTTTCTGTGTAATTGCCTTGTTCTTTGCCGATTTTCGCACGATAGAGCAACCATTCATTAGCAACATGGGCGAATGTGCTTTGTTGTTCTTTTATTGCATCTATGGCTTGTTTTTGCTCAAATTCGTGCGGGTCAATCTTATTGGCTAATAGTTGGCGAAATTCAAGTGCTTTTTGGCGAGCATCTTTAAGCGATACTGCAGGGGAAGTGCCGATGGTTTTTTCTGTGCGTTTTAATGTGTAGGGGCGTTTGTAATTAAACACCCACGTTTTCACCCCGTTGGGCTTGACGACAAGTTTCAGCCCTTCCCCATCGAATAAATAATAGATTTTTTCCGCCGCTTTGGCGTTGTTCACTTGCGCAATAGTTAGCTGTTTGATGATTTTTGCCATAATCACAAAATTCTGTAAATGGTAGTAAGATTTTTCGCATTGTAAGTTCTTACTTCCATTTTTACTACTAAAAAATGTGATCGTTTGTGAAATTAACTGATCTTTTGAGCAGTATTAAGATACTAAATAAAAACGGTCAAACTATTGATTTTTCAATA